AAACATTGATCGATTACTTTTTTTTGGTTTTTTAATACAATCTTTATTTTTATATCCCTGTCTCCAAAATTTTCTGGACGAACTATTACTCCATTTTTTTTAAATTTTGAATATTTTTTGGTATAAGCCCCCGCTGACTCATCGTATAAGTAAGCTTCTAGGTAAATTTCTGGATAATTTACTTCTGCTGTCAATTTTGTATCCATATCCATCATTAAAACTTGCAAAAACATGTTTTCAGATTTTTCTAATTTTAAAAATTTTTTATCCCAATGGTAACCTGTTGATTCTGAATTAAGCATTATGTTGCAAATTTTAATTCTTTTTTTGCGGGGAGGTAAAACTATTACTGTATGTCTAATCATGGGTTTGAAACTGTATTTCCATCTTTGTCTTTAAAGTTGCTAAAAGTTGGAGTAATAATCTCATTATTAGCACCATTGGTCGCGAATCCAGTCCATGTAAATTCATTACTCCATAATAAATATCCGCTTGGGTCTAATGTTTCTCCATAAGCTTTTGTTTCGTCAAATTTATCACTGAGCGCATATTCTACAGTGCCTTGTGGTGCTAGCCCTAAATTAAGATAAGAAAATTCACTTGTTTGATGATAAGTAGGTAAGAAATTTTCATAACTAAAATTTGTATTTGTACCCCCACTTAATGTATAGAAAGGAAGACCTTTCATATATCCACTATAAATATATGTTCCATCAATTGCACCCAAATCGCCAGGTATGTTGGCGTCAAAATCAAAAGATCTAACCTCTGTACCCATATTAGTGGGCGTTATTAAATTACTAGAAGAATCCTTTGCTCCATAAATATAAGGTTCACCAGTGAATGAAGAAGAGGAGGTTCTAAAGCCTATAAATTCCCAACTAAATACCATCCAAGGATATGGACATGTGGTTGTATCTTGTTCTGAGCGGAAATGCCATTTACCTTCTGGGTATTCTGGGAACTCCATTTCCCACACTTCGGTTCCATTAACATTAACCTTAGCTAAGTGAGTATTAATACCCCCATCTTTAGACCATTCACCATCGACACTAGCTACCTTTGTCCATGTTCCTTGCCAAGCACTATTAACGCCAAGTCCAGTTACTTGCATTGTTTGAGCAGCCTCTTCTACTGGAAAATCTGTATCGTCATTTGGATCTGTACCCTCATCAACTTCTAGAGAATCGCTAAATCCATCGTCATCACTATCAGCATCATTTGGATCCGTATTGTGCGTATTAATTTCATCACTATCTGACAAACCATCCGCATCACTGTCAGTATCTAGTGGATCGGTGTTATGAGTGTTAACTTCATCTCCATCTGATAACCCATCACCATCACTATCTGTATTATTTTTATCAGTTCCATATACGTATATCTCATCCCAATCTGATAACCCATCACCATCACTATCTGTATTAGACGATGTATTATATTTTGAAAATTCTACACCACCAAAAATATCTTTTGAATCAATAGATTTCACTTCAAATGTATATGTACCAAAACTAACAATATCTTTAAAGGTTCCTGTTGTTTTAAAGTATCCATTTTGTGTTGTAGATTGCTTTGCTATTCGCTTGGATTCAACGTTCCCATTTGGTTGAATTACTGAAACTTGATAAGCTGTTTCGCTTCCTGTAAGGTTACCAGATATTTCAAAATCTATTTGCTGTCCGTAATTATTATTTACCACTTGAGATGAGAATCCTTCTGGCTCTGTTAGTGTTTTGATTTCGTTTTCTAATATTCCAATAGAAAACGGCTCTGGGTCGTCCAATGTGAAATCTACTGAATTTTCTATCAAATCAAACTTCTCTCTCCTGTATTCTGTTGCTGAGATGGCGTATAAATTAGATTCTTCTGGTTTGATTGTTAAAACCCTATATTGTTTTGGGGTTCGGTTTTGTAGGTCTAAATTTATCAAAGTCCCAGTTGGGATAAGATCGAAGTATCCATCTGTATCTTCTACTGCTATTTTAATTTTTGTCGTTAGATCAGTCACCCCAGTAATTTTTAATTTTGCTGCTTGTGTTGTGTCTAGTCGATCAAGCTCTTGGTTGCCAATAAAACCTCCACTAATTACATGATCATAAAGTTCACTTAATTTATCTCGTCCAGTCGGGGCCATAACAAATGCACCACTGTGGTTGTTTATGATTGAATTTGTGTTGGGTTTGTTTTCTATTATGAATGATTTATTAGAAGGGTAAGTGATGCTGGACGTAGAAGTTGAACCTCCCTCTGATACTGTTACTTCTGTACCAGCTTGTATAGTTAAATTATCGTCAGCATTAGCTATGTCATTTATTTCCGCAAAGACTTTAAAGGTGTTAAAACTAGCATCGTTGGACGCTAAAATTCTTAATTTTGGACAATAATGGTAATTACTATTAACGTCTACTTGAATTTGTGATATACTTTTAGCCGATCCAAAATCAACATCTAAGTAATTTAAAGATGCGTCAGTTAAGCCTAAAGTCCACCACATGTTAGAGTCTCCAAAAGCTTCGTGTGGTCCATATGAAACACTATGTGAATAACCAGCTGTGACAGTCAGCCCACCTTGTATATAAGGCCCAGTTGTATCTGATCCACCGCCAGCAAGATCACTGTTAGAAAAGTCTGTTGTTGGAAAGATGGTAGAACTATCATCAATTAAATGTATTTCTTTTATAGCTTGCCTATCGGTCGTTGCTGTGTTATCGCTATTTGTACCTAAAAATCTAAAATATCGAAACTGCCCTTGTCCAGCAAATGTTGTATCTCCAAAATCTTTTTCTAAAACCTTTGCATAATTAACCTCAAAGTTTTTAAGTTCATCTTGAATTTCAATAATATCTCCAATAGAAAGCATCAAAGCTTGAGATGGGGCTTTGAAATTAACAATTTCTCTTTCTAATTTATTTGAGTATATTATATATCTCCCTAACCGTGCCGCCTGTGATCTGCTAGCCGCACCCCTCGCATTTACTTGCCTTCTTAATGCGCCATTTTCTCGCATTCCATCTTCATCTATAAATGTTTCTGTTTTGGCGGCAAAATCATCCCTTTTATCCTGATAACTAACGTCGGCAATATTAAATAAAGAGGATTTGTTTGTTGTTTGATAATTAAAAATCCCATCAAAAACATTTCCGTTATTAAAGAACATTGTTGGGTCTTTAGGTTGATCTGCAAAAAAGTCCAAACTACCATTTGCCCAAAAAGCCATTCCGTTAAAGACCGACGATATATCTTTGATTGTTTCAAACGCGTTGTTACTTATATCTAACATTATATTACAAGAGAAGCGTGGCTCCAAACCTCCGATTCCATTACTTACTCCAACAAAATGGCCATTACCATCAACCGCATCACAATATCTTCCAATCTTATATAGATTAAATATATTTATATCTTCCAGATTATCAATTCTATTTCCTAGCCCATATCTTGGGTTAGTTAGTACATCATAAAGGATCCAAGCTGGGTTATCAGTCCAACCAATTTTAAATGTCCCATCCCAATCCCCTTCGTAAATAATTTTCGTTCCAAGGGTAGACGCGTCTTCTACAAACCTTTTATCCCTTCCAGCTAAGTCTAGCGGAAAATAATTCGACGGTATTTGTATTTTTCTTAATCTAAGTTGGTATTGCTTATTCGGTGGATCGTTAAATGTTCTAGCATCAATTTTTGTTTTAATGACGGAAGAAAACGGATATGAAAATTTTTCTTTTATTATTTCTAAAACCTGGTACACTCTTGCGCTTCTGCCTAATCTTACTGATGTTGTTTCAAAATCGTTTTTTCTTATTAAAACTTTTTTGGGGAATCTTTCAGATAAACTTGATTTGGTTTCATTTGGATAAAATTCAAGAATTTCGTCATATGACGGCAATTCTATTTCATCGGTATCTACGGCATAAAAATCCATCACCGTGCCGTAATAAGAGATTTTCTTTTCTACTGGAGCGTACACATCGTCTGGCACACCCTCAAAAGAAGTGAATACAGAAAAGTTTATTTGTAATGCATCTCTTTTAATCGATACTCCCAATGGGTCCTGTTCTGCAATTATCTCTTGATACAAAGACTCAATAATAAGCGTAACTTTAACACAATCAACTTCCTTTCTTGTCACCAAATGAACAACATCTGTAGAATCCGTATCAAGAGGCTCGGTAGCCATCCAGTCAGATTGGAAAGTGCCATCAGACTCAACATCACTACTATCCGTTCCATCAATAGCGCTAAATTGTCTCATCCCATAATCGCTATATTGATTGTTATTATCTGCGGGATCTAAACTTAAAGAACTGTCGAAATTTTTATTTGAGTTATTGGGTCCAAATATACTTTTATTAAATTCTACAGACACCACATTGTCGGATTTAATAGGTTTTTGGTCTTCTTCTCCAAGATTAAAATCTATTTCAAAATTAGAAAAATTAAACAAAGTTGGAGTTTTTTCTTGCAATTTTAATTCTAAATTTTTACCAGTTACTTCAACATCTGGAACTTTTATATTTGGATTTGCAACATGAGCATATGAAATTCGTGATCCAGATACATCTTGTTTATCAAATAAATCTGCGGTTCCAGATGCATCATTCGTAAAATTATAAAAACCGCTATCGTTTTGTACGTTCAAAACTTCTGGATCTATTTTATTTGATCCAGAGTAAGTATAAAAATATCCAGCAAAATTACTAGTCTCAGTTCCTCCAGGAGGGGTAAAGTAAACATTAAAATTCGCACTCCCATTGCTTTCACCTTGCATAACTCTAAAGCCATAAACTTTTCCACTTTGTAGGGTAACATTAGCGCTTTTTGATGTATTAGCGTGAAGTCCTCCATTATTTATTGTAGCGTTGTTTGTGGTAAAACCACCAGTAGCTTGATCTCCAATCCATAAATGAGAAGCATCATCACTTGCTACTCTAAAACCATAAACACCATTGTGTCTGGCTCTAAAAAATCCAACAAATTCTGTAGTGTAAGAACTACCAAAATCTCCCTGTTGTATACTATTTGTATAGTATTGCGCTTGAACCGTGGCTCTGGAAAAATTTACATTATCGCTGTAATATCCAGCATATCTAGTCCCGCTAATTCCAGAATTTAAAATTAATTGCTGACCAATAATTATATCCTCTTCTCCTATCTTGACATATTTTGTACTAAAGACATCATAATCACCAGAAATTCCGCTTTGTAGTTTGTTACCACTTACTGTCAAAGAGTCGGTTGAGTAAATAAAAATTTTGTTAGTATCTATTGTGCCATCAGACTCTAATGGAATAAATCTTTCTCCCAAATAAACGGGGTAAAGAAAAGCTCCCTTAAATTTATTTGGTGTGGATTCAGTTAGTTCAACGCCAATATTTTGCGAATTAGATGCTCCAGTTAATATTGGGTATCGATGGTCATTGCGGGTGCTTTGAGATTGAATCTGATATTCATAATACATAGACTCCCTTATTGATTTTGATTTTAAATCGAAACCAGTTAATTCTGGGAACGAAAAACCTAATCCTTTTTTATCCCCTATTTCTAATCTGTCCCCATCTACACTGTAGGTTAATTCATAATCTTTCGCAAAACTATCCCCCCCGAAGAAGTCATCGGCAGAAAAATTCATATATGCAAAATTACCAGTATTTACTGTTACATCTCTCCCTGTTGTTTTTTCTAAAACAGTGAAATCGTTTAAAGCAAAGAAGTCTCCACTAGCATTTGCTCCTGGTGTCCCATTATTACTTTCGTAAAACCTCCACCTTGATCTTCTAGCAGAGCTGTCTGGTATTGTATATTCAAAATCAAAATCATTCCACTGATTAAAAGGGAATTCTGTTGTTCCGCCAGTTATTCTAAGTGCGGTTTTTGTGCTACCACCTACTAGTTCGATTCGAACCGAATTTACCGTGTTATTTGTGGATGGCATATATATAGACCCTGTGAACCTATAAGTTTTATATGGTTTAAATAATAGCGCTTCCTCATAAAATGCGCCCTCTTGGAAATACGCATTGACATTATTGCCAGTCATTGTAAACTTATCAGCATGTTTTCCTAGAATTGTTACTTTTTCGCTTTTGGTATTTACTATTGTAAATAAATTATATAACCCGCTTGGGTACGAATAAGTTGTGTCTTTTCTTGTCCCTGCGACCTTGTTTGTTATGATAGATGGATCAGAATTATAAAACCTATAGGGTTTCCAATAATCTAAACCCAAATCGTTAATTTTTTCAGCTACAGAGTCTATAATAGGTTCTTTCAATCCTGTTGGTTCAAAATCGTCAGCAAAACCGTACCTATATTTAGACGGTTTTCCATTAGGGAAGTAACTGTTATAAGAATTGCCAAACGCCATCCTCATGGCTGAAAGATGCCAATACCTATTGTGATTATAATCGTTTACACCATTATGTGTGTGATGTGTTAATGTTTTGGAAAAAGCTCTAGCGCAAAAAGATTGCTCCAATCTTCCAGATGAATTAATAGAGGCCCCAAAGTCAGAACTACCTTGATATATAACGGGATGATTTGTTTGAAATTGATATGGGTTAGGCGGACTATTAAAATTTTGAGTATAATTTACTTGATTTGGGTGATATATTTTTAAATATGAATACGGTACTTTTCTATAACCGTAACCGTTTTTCCTATAACTCATTCGATTATCGGCGGGATCTAAGCTTGTGCTACGAGTACTAACATTTCCAGCGGAATCATATCTGTACCCTGGGTTCCACGTCATATGTACGTCCCGTAAATACCCAGCCGTATTATTTATTATATTATCTATATCTTGCTTCAGGGGTAAAATAACTTCCCTAACTGAAGTACCATTTAGCTTGGTCTCATAAGCATTTAAGAAATAAGGAGCTGGCGGGTATTGTTTATGAACAAACCTGGTTTCTAAATCTCTTGCATATGAATTTAATTTACCACTCGCAAAAGAGCTAAAATCATATGTAATCGCATTTATTTTATCCAACGTCAGGGGGTCAACGGTCTGCTTTGTTAATTTCGGTTCCGCTACAACGGTTCCATCTAAATATGTTGCTTCAAGAGCGCTACATGATTCTCCTTTTGAATTAACAAATCCCTCAATTGGTCCCTCTGAAATTAAATCGCAAGTAGTTAAATCTGCGGTTGATAATTTTAGATCACTAGCAAAAGGTGGGTTTAGTCTCTGAAATGTATTTCCAATCCTTTCAGCGTTAGCTTGTAATCTTTTGTAATACTTTTTTTGTTCATCTCCAGCACCAAATACAGAAAATTTGTTATATTTTTTGTATTTTTTTAATAAATACTCTTTCATTATAATGTCCTATATAACTCTGATATTGAGCTGCCGAAAGCTTTTTGTATTTTTAGTAGCGCGTTTGTTCTGTTGGATTTAAACCTTCTCTGTAATTGCGAATCTTCATGTAATGAAAAATTTGTAATAGTTGTCCCTATGACGTGAGAACCAACTCTTAATTTCCCATAAACGATTGGTACGGGTCTACCTTGCGTAGTTGTATTTTGCGGGTTTTGGAAAAGAAAAGACGAATTTCTAACAGAGGCTCTGATATTTTGTTCGTTTGGTTCGTTTTCTGGTATAGGTGTCATCAAATACATAATACCAGCGATAATCAACCCCACACCTAAAGCGATGAAAAACGCGGACACTGCTACACTCAGTCCACCATAAACACCTATCCCAACCGCAAAAGCACCAAGAATAGCGATAAACCCCCCTGGGCCACTTCCGACCAAACAGGGTGTAATGTCGATTTGTTCTATTCTTTTTTTGTTTTGCGTTAATTCTAAACAACTTTGAGATTCCCCATTTGCGATTATTTCGTAATGGCCCCCTTCTTTAGCTTCGTTGATAACACTTTTTCTGAATCCAGGAAAAATTGCGTCTAAAGCTTGAACCGCGTCAATTGGTTTTTTTATATTTGCGAACTCAAAAGATTCCCCGTAAAGTTTTCTTAACTTCCCGTGTAGTATGATTTTTGTTTTCATTAATAGTTGGCTCCCTCTGTGCTTCTTATTTCAACCTGCTCTTCATTTCTGTCTACAGCTCTAATAACAGTCTCTATCACCCTAGATCCAACCCTAAGTTCTCCATAACCAACTGGGACGGAAACAAATTGAGCGGTAATGTTTCCTTTGGTTGCAAACCAAAAAGACTTACCCCCCAATTTGGCGCTCATCCCCCTTGGCTCATTCTCTGGTATGGGTGTCATTAGATATTGAATACCCGCCATAACCAAACCAATTGCTAAATTTACAAAAAAAGCCGCAACAAATGGACCAGAACCACCAACAAACGGGACAATATCTATTGTTTTTATTTCTTTTTTTTCTAGCGCTTGGTTTGCGTTTTTAACTAAATCTCCATTAACTATAAATTGATAAAAATTATTTATTTCAGCCTCTCTTAAAAAAAAGCTTTTAAAACCATCGTAATTAGCATCGATAGCTAAAATAGCATCCACGGGTTTATTTATATTTGCGATTTTATAGTTTGATTTAAATTTTTTAGAAACTAGTCCGTGTAGAGTTATTTCTGTCATGCCAACTCCTTTCTTAATTCATTCAACTGATTGATATTCGCATCTGAATATTCTGGCTCGTATATTCCAAACTTATTGTTTTTTGTGCAGTATATTAAAAATGGATAACAGATAATATCAGCAGACTTTATATCAAACTCTGAAGGCTTCTCTGTTCCATCGTTGTGCGAATGATAAATTGCAACTATGTCATTATTTTTTTTTATATAAAGGAACTCTTTTGCAGGAATGTAAAATTGGTTTTTCTTATCTTCTGCCTTGTTTTCGCACATAATTAAATCTAATTCCCCATCTTTATATACAACAAAGCCACAACGCTCTTCAGAAATGTCTTTTTCACATTCTATTTCTATTTTTCTTTTTATACTCATTAATAGGAGTACCTTTCTGTTCCTGGGAATCCCCCATAAGGAAGATCTTTGTTATTATTTACTCCGCCAAAATCGTCATTAGAAAATCTAAGTCTACAGCCAAACAATTTCTTGGAACATTCATCTTTAATCCATAAATCTGGCCTCTTCTCTGGTGTTTGACCACTCACAGAAGTGTGACCACTTTTACATATATAGTAAATTGGGTGCTGTTGGTAATAGTTAGAGGTTAATCCCTGTCCATCGCCAACTCTATCACTTAATTTAAATATGTAATCACCCTGTTCATATGCAACCCCAGTATCCCAAAGTCCTTTATCGTCTATACATCCATCAACAGATGTAGATGTAACTGTTGTGTTAGGAAATAAATTGCCATTTAATGCAAAACTGGTCCCCGCGCCAGTTACGAAAGTCTCATCATCAGTCGTCCCAATAGGCCTGTCAGCCTTATCGGCTGTTTTATTATACCCGTATCGGCAACCAAACCCCCTGTAAATCCAAGAGCAATATCTTGAAGAAATTTTTCTGGCTGGGATTTCTATATTTTCCAATTCTAGACTAGAAACTAATTCAAACTCCACCGCGAGCTTATTTTCAGACATTTTTCTAGACACGAAATATTTATCGTCTGGCAATCTCGCACTAGGATTCGCAGATCCCCATGGATTTTTATTATTTGGGAAATTTTGGTCATCTATAAATTTAACAAAAGTCCTCTTTCTGACAACTTTGGCGCCATTTAGGTTATTAAATCTTCTCAGAAGTGAGGAAATATACAATCCAGCATTAGATACCTTCAATATTGGTCTAGGGAGTCTTTGGTCCCCCAACAAGTCAAAACCCTCCGATTCTATCGGTACAGGCAGATACTCTTGCCCGTCGAAAATGATTGGCCCCGCAACCCCATTAGTTCCTCCATGAAAGTTGACTTGTGCCTGAGAATCGTTTTGGTAATCATAATATAATGTATATAGCTCCAACAGCGCCGTTGGTTCCACATCAAAAATAGCTTTTGCAAAATCTTGATTTATTCCATTTCCCATGTACTATATTACACTCAAAACCTTTAAATTAAAATGAATCTAAAAAACATTTCATATAGAAAATACCAACCAAAAGATTTTGAAAAAATTTTTAAATTATTTGTTAAATTTCAACACAAGGCAAAATTAAGCCACTACGAAACACTCACAAAAGACCAAGGCCCCTTATTTTCAATGCCTTATTTTGTCGAAGAGCTTAAAAAACTACTAAGGGACCATAAGTATCATTACGTTGGAATTAATGAAGATAACGGTAAAATTTTTGGCTATTGCTGTCTTGATGATAGCGTGATTAAAGATGGGCAAATAGATGTCATATTAGTTTTCAAAGACGAGAGTGCGACTTATAAAACCTTATACAGAGATTTCTTGATGCAGGGGATAAGAAAAGAGTTCCCCAATAAGAGGATTTTCGCTGTTTTAGGGAAAAGAGATAAATTTGATAAATATATTCGTTTTATAAAAAGGGTAGTTAAAATCAATGTAATGAATGTAGATGGTTTTGGTAGGGTTTTTATAGAGTTTTTAGAATGAATATATGCAAAAGCTATAAGAGGGTTAACTACGAACCTAAATACTTAGACGAGCTTGCTTAT